TCCACCGCCAGCTCTTTTTACTCTAGGCATTGCTTTTCCGCCACCAGCGTAAGCTATACCGCCACCCATAAAAGGTGATCGCTTATCAACCATTCCGCCTTTTTTAGCTACAACTCTTTTTGGATTGTATCCAAATTTTTTTGCTAGTTCAGGTTTTTTTGCAGCTAATTTAACTAAACCTGGATTTTTACTTTTGCTTATTGGTTTTCCTGCCATTATTTTTTGCCTCCGTTTCTAAATATTTGTGTACCCTTTATACCAAAAATACTCGCAACTACAAGTATCCATAGGTTCGTAAACCAAGATGGAAGGGTAGAAAAGTATTCAAAGAATAATTTTACTTTTTCCATCGCTGCCGGATCGTCGCTTAGAACTGCCCAGGCCAATACTATAATCGGAGCCGACAAAATAATCAATACAAATTCGTCTTTCCAGTCCGATTGTCTAGCTTCAAGAAGTTTACCTTGGTAAGCCTCCTCACCTCGGGCCATACGCTCTGCATGCATTAATTGTGCATCAGACATAGCCATTTTTGTCTTCTGTCTGTTTGCGTAAATTTTACTTCCTGCTTGTAATGCTATCTTTGCTAAACTAAACCACGCCATTATGCACCAACCTTTCTCATAGCTTTGTTATGTGCTTTCTTAAACGTCATTCCTTTTCTCATATCTTTTTTCATTTGAGCCATGTGTTTTGTGCTGTGGTGTTTTTTGTGTTTCTTTAATGTTGCTTTTTCTTTTTTATCTATCATTTCTATTTCCTCTTGGTTTCATCATAGCTAACTTTTCTCTTGCTTCATTAGCCATTTCTTGTTTCTCTATTGATGTATCTGCTCTAAGTTCTGCTAGTTCTTCGTTTTGTTCTAACTTTTCATCTTGAGTTCTTTGATTCATCATAGCTTTCATATTTTCTAGATTTAATCTTTCCTCAGCATCTTTTCTTTTTGCTTCGTTATCTTTTGCTCTAATGTCAAGTTCTCTTGCTCTTAACATTGCAATAGGGTCGTTTCCAAATCTAGAAGTAATTTTTGTTTCTTCTTTCATATAGTCTTCCATCATCTCAGCAATCAATCCTGCTTTTCTTGCATCAATTTTTCTTTGTGTCAACTGCATTTGTGCTTGAGTTTGTTGCATCTCAGGTGTCATTTGCATTTGAGGATTTTGTTGCATAGCCATAGCAGCTTGTTGCATTTTTTGTAACTCTTCTCTAAATTCTAATTCTATTTGTTCTTGTGCCATTAAACTAATGTGTTCAAGTATATTTTTTTGTATAACTGCTCCTACTGCAGGTGCATTTCTAACCATGTTAGTTCCCATAAAATGCAAGTGAGCTGTTATGTGAGCTTGATGATCTTGACCTGGATAAGCTTTAAAAGGAACTCCTGCTAAAGCATCAATGTGCTCTAATGCTGGATCTTTGGGTCCAGGTGGTTTTGGTTTTTTTAAAATTAAATCAATATTTTTTACACCTAACGCTTCATACATATTTCTATACGCTGCATATTGGTTGTGTAATTTTGGATTTGAAGCTGCCAATTGCAATCCTGTTTGGGCGAGAGAGATTCGCTGTGTTTGAGAAAAAATGTTTGGATCTGCAACTGGCAGAATATCTACTCTGTCGTCAAAGTCAGTTGACTTAATTTGTCTCTGTCCTCCAACTACATCGTATGGATATACAGGGGGTAGATAAAGTTTAAAAACTCTTGCCATTAAATTAAATTCTTTTTTCATAGAAGCATATAATCTTTTGTGAATAGCAGACATTGTTCTGCTTCCTCTTTCTAACAAAGCCACTGTCGTGCCCACTGCTGCCTGTTGATTCCCTTCTCCTACTTGCAGGTCCGCTATAGAAGCGAATCTTTGTCCTGCTGATACCACGACACCCATAAGTTGTAATAAAGTTGGTGATGGTTCCTTAAATGGAAGCATCATAAATGCGTCTTTTAAGTTTCCACCAGGAGCATCTACATCTCTAAATTCTCCAGGTTGAATAGCTTGAGATTCATCTCTTAATTTAATCCCACGCATTTTAAATCCTGCAGGTAAATTAGATAACGTCCCTGCATCTAGTAATTGTCTTAATGCTGCCGTTGCTGTTCTAGATAATCCACCAATCATGTGAATTAATCCAAAACCATAAAAACCTAATCCTGGTAAAAATTTAAAGTGAACAAAATAATCAATTTTGTTTTTCATAGGGTCGTTTGCTTCATAGTTTCTTCTAATAGATAAAATTTGTCTTGTACCTTCTTCTATAGATACAATGTAAGGAAGTTTAATTCCTGTTGGTTGACCATCTCTGCCCATGTCTTCAAAGCCCTCTAAATCTAAATTAACATGACACTCTAAAATTGTGTAAAGACGTTCGTCTCGTCCTTTTCTCATTCCTTCCAATTCTCTTTCTTTTTTATCTGTTTCTGATTCGTTCATGTGCGCAGGATTTAATTCTATGTCTCTATAAAAACCACCCACTTGTTGTTTTCTTAATTCGTTTTCGGTCATACGAACCATGTGAATAATAGATTCGCAATCATCTAATGATGTTGCCGTGTAAGGCACAACTAAATCGTCAGCAGGTACAAATTTAGAAACGGTTCTTTGCATAATTTCATCAAAATAAACTTTTTTAAATGAAGATCCTGCTAAAGGTAAATAAAATAACATTTGGTCAAACTCTGCTTCATATTCTGGCATCTTATCCATAATTTGATAATTCATAAAATCTTTAACACGATCAGCTTGTTGTTCTTTTAATGAATCTACTTTGCCAAGAATTTGAGTTCGTACAGGTCCATCTGCTGGTAATAATTCTTTGTAAGCTAGTGATTGAAATTGTGTAACGGCTTCTGCTAACACAGGATGTGTTGCACCTGATGCACCTTTAAAAGGTTCTGATCTATCGTCGTATTTAAATCCTAATAAATCTAAACCGTTAGTGTAACCTCTTTCCCAATCTTTTCTAGAAGCTTTGTATTCCATGTAGTCTGCTACTAACTGACTGCCTAATGGATCTAAAATATCATCAGATAATAATTCTGCTAAATTAGCAAAGTGATCACCACTTTGAATAGGTTGCATTGCAGTAGGATCAAAATTAATATCAACACTACCATCTGGGTTTTCTAAAATATCAGCAGGTTCCTTCATTGCGTCAGCTGTTTGTTGTTGCTGTTCAGCTTGAAGTGCCTTTTCGTTAGGAAATTTAATTTTATCGCTAATACTGTTAGGTAATGCTTTATCTATCTCTGCCATTTATTTTCTCCGTTATCTCTTACCATTTTTCATGAAATAAGCCAAGCCCTGAGATTGTGGCCCTTTTTTAGGTGGTATGGTTCTTGTTAGATTAGCCAAGCCGCCTGATGATGCGCCTAGTCTGCCCATATCATATATATCATCTAGTTCTTGTGGGGTTGCTTTATACGAAGTTGGTAAACCTAATTGCTGTTGAGTGCTTTGAATTTCTCCTGTATTAGCAAACATTGGTATTCCTATGACGTCAGATACTTGTGGAACCATGGCATCATAATAACTTTTTGCTAGAACGTTTCGATCCATGCTTATATCTTTTAATTGTCTATCACCAAAAATTTTTCCATAAAAACCTTTTAATTTATCCCGTCCCTCATCTGCAACACGATAAGAAACATTTTCTAAAACGTTACTAACTTCTTTGTTCATTATTTTTGGCGTTCTTTTTTGTAAATCAGCATACATTTCAAATAATTCATCCTCTAGTTTTTGTAAATCAACACCTTCTCTTTCAAACTCAGGAGCGTTATATAAATAATCAAACATTTTTGCTTTTTTTGCAAAATTTTTTTGATCTTTATTAAAATCAATTAAATTTTGTAGAGCAACTCTTTCTTCTTCTGTTTTTGCGCTTTTTAATAATCTATTTTCTAAATTAATTTCATATTTATCAGGCACGAGTGCATTGTATACATCTCCTAAAAAAGTTTGACTAAAACCTAATCCAGGTTGTCCTTTTGAAGCTTGTTCCATAGCAAAACCTGTTTCTAATAAAAGACCGACCCCTAAACCTTTTGCTCCAGCGCCTACAGATAAAAGAATGTCCGTTGCGCCTGCAACAGTTCTACCTGTTTTAGCTAAGACTTGTCCTAACTTAGCAAAGTTTCTAAACTGCGCACCTTTTTGAGGTTTACCAGATTCAATTACTTTTTTTCCTTTTTCAAAACAATTTGCACCATCTTCAAAACCAATACGACCACCCATAGCTTTATTGTTTGGACAACCAATTGCTTTAATTAAATTTTTTAAACTTCCTTTTTGTCTAATAATTTCTTTTTTACCTTGAGGTGTTTTATAAATGTCTTGAAAATAAGATTTAAATCGTTCTTGTTGTGTTTGACCAACAAAAGATTTACCTGGAGTAGCTTTTCCTTTTTTTATTTCGTATGCATTATCTACATTGTAAGCTGCTTTAGTAGCTTCATTTAATTTTAGTAAATTTGCATCTACATTTTTTCCAGCGTTAATTTTATTAATTAAACTTTTTCTTCTAAAGCTATAACCTTTAGTTCCTAACATAAAATTTCTTTTTTGAGTCATTCCCATAGTGTTATTTAAAATAGCCCTAACTCTTGCTTTGCTTGGATTAGGATTGGTAATTTCTCTAGCTGCTTCTGAAATTCCGTACATGTGATCTATATTATATCGAAGGGTCAAAGGAAGCTCACTAACATCAAATATTTTTTTTAAAGCGTTGTGTTCTTTAACTGAAGCTTTTGCAATAATATTTTTACCTCCTAAAAACTCATCAATAAGCTGAGAATTTTTTAGGTAGTTAGCACCCATCTTATTAGTTACCTCTTCATAATCTGTATAAACATTACCTAAAGCATTTACCAATACAGCTCGTTTAGCAGATCCCATTAATTTAGAATCAGATGCAGATAAAATATATAAAACATCGTCGTCTAATAATTTAGCTGTTTTGGAATTATAAGCGTTTCTTGCAACCACATTATTTCCGTGGGGCTTGCCATCGATGAAATGCTGCATATAATTTTTAACTTTGTTTTTAAAATTTTTATCTTGAAGTTTATTGTCATAAAAAATTTTGTTAAGTGTTGTTTCTATAGTTAATTTATCTCCCACAACTCTAGGTCCATATTTAAAAGGTTTATTAGAAATAGATGATCCTGTTAAATTAGGAAAATCTTTCATAGTCATTGTTCTTTCTTGAAATGAAGTAGGTTTAAAATCAGGTTTACCTTTGTATAAGTTGGGGTTCTTTTTAAGTTCTTTTGCCCAATCTTCTACTAACTCTTTTTTAAACAAATCTAGTTCTCTAACACCATACTTATTTAAATTTTTATTTAACCAATTCTTTGTCCATTTATCTATGTTGGCTCTAGCCTTAGTTGTTTTTTTAGCTTCTTTTGCTCTTTGTTTTTTAGTTTGTTCAGCAGCAAACGACATATCTCTTTTTTCAAAACCTTTTTTTCTAGCTATCGCAGAATTTTTCTCTTTCCATTTTTTTACTTTTGCTAAACTTGAATCTGAAAATGATTTAGTTTCATCCCCTACTTTAACCTTTGCATAATAAGTTTTTTTTCCATCTAAAGTTTCATATACCGTAATTCCATCAATATATTTTTTTGGTATAGCTCTTTCTCCACCATAGCTTCCTGGTCCATCAACCAAGCCACGTTTAGGTGTTGCCACTCCGCCATCATCAAATTCTTTTCTAAATTCAAAATTTATTGATGGTTCACTTTCGCCTATTGTAGGTCCAACTCCCATAGAAAACCCTGAAGGACTTTTATAATTAATTCCTATTTCAGGAACTAGTCTTTCTATAACTGCATCTTTTAATTCTTCTACAGTGCTTCCTGATCTTGGCCCCACAGATTTTTCAGCCATAAAATCAAAACCGTAAGACTCTGGCACATCGCTTCCTAAATATTTTTTTGTGTTGTACCTAGGCTCAGGTTTTTTATCAAAGTTAGTGCTAACTCTGTTTATGTATTCAAGAATATCCATTATAATTTTAATTGACCGGCTAGTCCGCCTGCAGCATTTGGTTTACGGCCTTTCATTTCCATATTCTTAATCATTTGTTCCATTTGTAATATGTCTTCTTCTGTAATATTTTTTGGAACAGCCATTTTTTTTCCAAGATTTTTTTCTAAAAGATCAAACATTTGTGATAGGCCCGTTTTTTCATTCTCAATAGTCTTACCTCTCTGTATAGATTTATTAAAATCTAGTCTAGATTGCATCATGTTTCTAAAATTTTTTACACCTCTTAATCTAGCATTTTTTAATTCTTCAAATTGTTTTTCAGTCATTAAGTTTCTTATTTTACTTGGTAAAGCTTTATAGTTCATAACTGCTAACAGTTCAGAACCTGACATTCCTTTTTCTTTTGCTAAATTTTTAAGCATTGCTTTTAAAATACCACCACCTGATAATAATCCAACTCTGCCGCCTGATGCAAAATCTTCACCATCAGGATCTAATATATCAAGCTCTCTTAATCTATCTGCTTCATTTTCTGCTTGACCAACAGCCATGTCGTAACTACGCACACCTTTTTTTACTCCTGTATCTTGACCAAAAGCATCTTTAACTGTTTTTGTTACTTTGCCTGTAGCGTATTTTTCCATTTCAGCTACATCAATTGTAGTAAGTTCATCTAAATCGTCTACATAAAAAGGATCGGTATCATAATCTTCTGGACCCACTGCAACATGCCTTCCTTCAACAGCGTCAAAATCTCCAGGTGTTTTAACAGCTTTACCTGTTTTCTCGTCTACAACTTCATATCCTGGTGGTTTGTATTCTATCTGATATCCTTCATTATATTCATTGTTTCCTTCAACATACACTCGACCATCATCATGTTTTTTTACTTTAACATCAGGTAAATCAGGATTTTTAAATTCCATAAGATCTGCATCTATTTTTTTACCAACAGAGTTGTTTACAAATTTATCTACAAATTTAGGAAACCATGTAGGCATAGCTGTTGATGTGTTTTGTAATGGTACAATTTTTGCTGCAGGTTTTGCAAATTTAAATAATTTACCTACAACAGGTAATGATGCTAACCCTGCCATAAGTTTTAAAAAATTTCTTCTGCCTTTATTTGGTGGTCCACCTTCTTGTAACCCGACTCTACCACCTTGATTTAAGTGTAGTTGTCCTGCGATGCCGCCTTGTGCATTTTTGCTTCTTTGAACTGATCTATCAAACTCACCTTGAAAATCTAAAGTGTCTCCTTTTTCCATTAACAATTTATCATAAGCGTCAGGATTTTTTCTTCGATCTTTGAGCATTGTAATCACTCTTAATTGTAAATCTCTATCAAGAGTCATAATCTCATCTGCCATCTTTTCATCTATCTCTGGAAAATTTTTTAATAATTTTTCTCTACTTAATTTAAATCCTGATGGAGTCTCTTCTACATCTAAAATTCTTCTATTCATCCTCTCATTGAACTCTCCAAACATTTCTCTATTTAAAGCTGACTCTGGACGAGCTATTTTATCTGCAGTTGTAATTGCTTTCTTACCAAACTTAGCTTGCATTTTTGCAATTAAATTAACAAGGCCACCGCCTGCAAAATCTTCTGGATCTTTGTTTTTCATTCTTTTTTCAATCTCTAATAATTCTTCAAACGTTTCATCACCACGCAATTTTACACCAAGAAACTCTCCCATCTTATCGTAATCAATTTTACCTGGTCTTGTTTTATCTTTACCACCTGGAATAATTTTAGGCTTAAAACCTTTAAAATCTTTTGCTTTATCTGTTCCTGGTATACCTAAATTATCTCTTGGTATAAAATCTTTAAAGTCAGGGTTTTTACCTGGCATAATTCTTTCTCTGTAAAGATCTAATTGTTTGATTTGATTAATAACATAATTTGCTTGTTTC